CTGTTCAGTGGGGTCTTGAGGAAGATCAATTGTCGTCAGACCACCCTTCTTGAAGCCTTCGAAAGTCTGGAGCATACCCTGAAGCCTGAAAACTTCCTGGGTCAGTTGTTCAATGTTCATGCGAAGCTTCTTAATATTTTCTTCAACGTCGACAGTAGGCATTTACTCATTTAAAGTTTGTCCCCTTTAAATAAGTAATTCATGACGGTCCTCACAAGGACTGGACTTATTCTAGAGAGTCCAACACCAGAAATTAAAAAGGAACTTACGGTAAGGCCACTCGTGAACAATGAATACGGATTTCCTCCGCCACCTTTCAAAGTTTACCGAACAGCTAAGAGTGGAATCTGCGTTCCAAGATTCTATGGAACTGATGTGCCTACACAAGATAAGCGACCAGCTCCCACCAAAACCAGGATCAAGTTTACCGGAAAGCTCAGAGATGCAACGCACCAGAACGAAGCACATGCAGCAGCAATTCGAGCAGGCCATGGCGTCCTTTCTTTACCATGTGGCTATGGGAAGACGACGGTATCCTTGGCCATAGCGTGTACACTCGGATACAGAACGATGATCATTGTCCATAAACAGTTTCTGGCTGATCAATGGCGTGAACGTATCAAACAGTTTTGTCCAGGAGCAACCATCGGTGTTGTTCAACAAAATAAAAAGGAAGTCGAATGCGACTTTGTCATCGCGATGCTCCAATCATTGTCTCTCAAAGAGTACTCCTTCAGTGACTTTGATAGTATCGGGACGGTCATCGTGGATGAAGCTCATCACATTTGTGCTAAGGTCTTTAGCCAAAGTCTTTTCAAGATGTGTCCTCGTCATATCTTTGGACTGTCCGCAACACCTGTCCGAAAGGATGGTTTAAGCAAGGTGCTCCATTGGTTCATGGGTCCAACATTTTTCGCAGTTGAACGCCAGAATCAAGAACAAGTTGAAGTTTTTTCCGTTCAATATGAGTGTCCAATGTTTAAGAACCCACCACCCTGTACACGAAATGGACAATTGTCACTTGTCAACATGATCACGGAACTTGTCGAACATAGAGATCGTAACAAGATGCTCGTCAGTCTAGTAAAAAAGGCTTCACAGGGGACCAGGCAACTCCTGGTACTAAGCGATCGACGACAACATTGTGAATTTCTCCATCAGTGTTTTCCGAAAAGTTCAGGTCTCTACATGGGGGGTATGAAAGAAGCTGATCTCGAAGCATCATCGAAGAAGAAGATCATCTTCGCAACTTTCAGTCAAGCCCACGAAGGTTTGGACATTCCAACTCTTGATACAGTCATATTGGCTACTCCCAAGTCTGACATTCAACAGTCTATAGGACGTGTCATGAGAGAGACACCCGGTAAGAATAACAATCCACACATCTATGACATCGTCGACCACTGGTCTATACTGTTTGCCATGTACAAGAAAAGATTGCGAGTCTATAAACAAGGTGGTTTCAAAATCGACGCAGTCGAGGACAAGGAAGAAGTGAACCCGTTTCAGGGTAAGTGTCAATTTTTATAATCTACACATCTAATAGATATGTCTGGTGCACTCATTCAACTTGTTTCCAAGGGTGCTCAAGATGTCTATTACATGAGTGGTGAAGGAACCTCCCTTTTCACGTCAAAGTATACGAGACATACAAACTTTGCTCAGGCTCCTAAACTCATTAAAGAGTTTTCACTGGCTGAAGATTCGTGTGTCATTCCCACGAATGGTGATCTACTCACAGGTCTATGGTTTGAAGGTACGAACCTCGTTGAAGGGTTCCAGGGTTCGACGATTGATCTGTACATCGGTGGTCAACGAGTCGATTCTCAACCCTTTGACTTTATGAGTGACGTTTATCAGAATTACCTTGCAGATACCTACACAAAGTCTCAGGAGATTAACAATAAGTGTTCCGTCAACAACACGAACTTTATCCCATTGACCTTCTTTTTCAACAACAAAAGTTCCTACATTCCCATGGTGGCTCTTCAATATCACCAGGTGGAAGTTCGAGTCAACTTTCAACAAAACATGGATATACCCTTTTCCGCCAAGCTGTATGGTAACTACGTATACTTGGATGCTCCAGAACGTAAACGATTCACATCCACCAAATTGGATTTCATCATCACACAGACACAGACAATCAAGGAGAAGCTGATACCGGGTTACAATGACTATGATCTTTCTCAATTCAATCACCCAGTGAAGTCACTCTTCTTTGGGATACCCACAAAATCCAGTAACGTGATCGAAGATCGATTCACCTTTGACTCTGCCGATATTTTATTGAACGGTACACATCTTTTCGAGGCTATGACACCGACCTATTTTCACACAGTACAAAACTATTTTCATTCCGACTTTGGTATTTCTGCATTTCATGAATTGTACAACACACCGTTCTATACTCGGTACTATGCATACCATTTCTGTACAAACGCTTCAGACTACAAGTCTACGGGTTCATGCAACTTCAGTCGTTTAGATAATGCCCGGCTACAGGTTCGCGATGCTGTTCTCGGTACTGAGCGAACAGGTGAAGACATTCGTGTTTATGCTGTGAACTATAACGTGTTGCGTATCCAGGACGGAATGGCCGGAATTTTATTCGGAAACTAATATAGTAAACCATGGTCGGTAAAACACCCCAAGTTCGAGAAATCGTCTACAACGTTCTCGATGATAGCGGTGAACGAACGGTCATCGCCAAGGGTGCTACGACGGTCGATGTTGGTGACACGACGGAACTCTTCACGAGAACGTCAAATTTAGAAGCTTTCACTACCAACAACTTCTCGAACATCACTGTCGCACAGAGTAATATCCTACAATTGGAGAACTTTTTGGGGGGTGTAATTGTCGGGGGTGGTATACAGAATATTTATAGCCCACTTCTCCTGACATTACAAAGTGATCATGCTGACAATGTTGATCGTATCGAAGTACTCGAAGAAGTGCATCTTTCCAACAGTATCATTGTGTCGAACAATTTTTCGAACATAACCGTCTTACAGGAAATTGTAGATTCTAATATTGGACGCATCGATGGTATAGTCGCAGACCAGTTGTCCAATACTGCCATTCTTGATGGAACATTTTCGAACGTTAGCATCTTACAGGGGAACGACGCCAATAATTTTTCCAATATATCTGAACTACAAACAACTATTCAGCCAGCTCTTACCGCTCTTCAAGAAGGGCAGGCATTGCAGGATGATGTCAATGATCTGAAAAATCGTATTACAACCACGAGTAATATCGTTCTAGGATCTGGATCCGGTGAGGATCGTGTCGGTGTACAATCTACTGTATTGGGTATTACATCAGGGCGTAATATCGGTGATTATTCTATTGGTATAGGCTTTAATACACAAAATTACTCAACGGAAGAGTTGGGAGATAATACGGATCGATCGACGGTTATAAATGCCACTGGTAATCAACTTAATGCGATTAGACGAGATACACTCGTTATTGCACCCATACAAACTGATGATAGCAACACAATCAACATCATGGGCTATAACGACCTTACAAAGGAAGTTGTACAGTCTACCCTTTTACGAGGTATCGACGGGAATGTCCACGCGACGACCAATATCAGTATCAACAATGATACGATCCTGTTTGAGACCAACGGTAACGGTTCGTTTGGTGGTGACATTGAAATTGCCGGAAATCTAGAAGTGGGTGGAACGTCTTCGTTTACGGGTGCTATGCAGGTAGACGATACCTTAGAAATTGCGGACACGTCGTCCTTCGGTGGTGACATGACCATCGATGCGAATGCCTTTGTGTACGGTCAGAGTTTCGCCATATGGAATGGTCCCGCAGTCAAGATCAAACTTCATAATGACGGAACTGGATCTTTCTTAAGCGATGTAGATATTGGTGGAAATCTAGAAGTTGGTGGAACGTCTTCGTTTACGGGTGCTATGCAGGTAGACGATACACTGGAAATTGCGGATACGTCATCCTTCGGTGGTGACATGACCATCGATGCGAACGCCTTCGTATACGGCCAGAGTTTTGCGATGTATGACGGTACAGCTGAAAACGTATACATCCGTAACGATGGGAACGCCTCGTTCGCGGAGGCCATTACCGCGAATAATATCAATTGTAACGAGACCCTCGACGTTTTTAACTCGTTTCGGATGGTGGATGTTTCAACTGCAAAGGCAACCATCAACAAAATAGGTCAGTCGTCCTTCGCTGGTAAGATGCAGATTAATGATGCACTCGTCGTTCAGGGTCATTCTTCATTTATCGGTGGTATTAAAGTTCTTTCACCTTCTACATCTTCTTTCGGTGGACCCGTTATCGTGAATAACACGTCGAGCTTCACCGGTGTAGCGAGATTTGAAGATAAAATTTCCACGACCGGTTCGGAGTTCGAGATGATAAACACTTTACTGACTAAAAAAATCAGTATTAGTAACGCTGGCAACGCTTCGTTCGCGGAGGCTATTACCGCGAAAAATATCAATTGTAATGAGACCCTCGATGTTTTTAACTCGTTTCGGATGGTGGATGGTTCAACTTCAAATGTAACCATCAACAATCTAGGTCAGTCTTCCTTCGCCGGTGAGATGCAAATCAACAACACTCTAGATGTGGATAATACACTGACGATTAAGAATGGTGCTGTGCCTGATGGAAAGGTAACCATAAACCCAGGTGATAATGACGAGACTATAACTGTAGAGGGGGGTATTTATATAAGGAATGGACCTGAAAATCTTAATGCATCAATAACACGGGATGGTGTGGCTTATTTCGCTAGTTATATAAGTACAGCTGCAACAGGTACAGGTTCTTTTGGTACATTGGAATGTGATGGAACAGCCACTTTGGATGCCGTGACAACGTCTGGAACAGGTTCGTTTGGTACACTGAACTGTGGTGGAACAACAACGTCTGGAACCGGGTCATTTGGTACACTGAACTGTGGTGGAACAACAACGTCTGGAACCGGGTCATTTGGTACACTGAACTGTGGTGGAACAGCCACTTTGGATGCCGTGACAACGTCTGGAACAGGTTCGTTTGGTACACTGAACTGTGGTGGAACAACAACGTCTGGAA